CGTTAGCAAAAGCTCATCCATTGGCTCCTTTCATTGCACCGACACAGTTTAAGTCATATGAAGATTTAAATCGTCGACTGAATGAGGTACTCGAAACTCTTCCAGAATCTAAATCATCTGGAACAGTAGGAAAACCAAAAACAGCTGAGAATACAACTTTGACTTCGGCGAAAAAAGAAGAAGAGGATGTATTAAGCTATTTTCAAGGAATAGCGAATGACCTTGAATCATAAGAATATGAATAAATCGAATCTGTCGTATTATTTGCTTCTGATTAGCTGGACAACTACAATACTTGTGGGAGTTTGGGCTTGGAATGTAAATAGTAAGTATGATCGAGCGAAGTTTATATTACGTGAGTATTTTGATCGAGAGGTTGCGAAGAGTAAAGTATTGCAATTATTCGAGCCGAATATTCATAATCGAGTACTGAATAATCTATTCGAAGAGTGGTTAAGGAATAAGAATAGTAATGTTCTAAACTCGAACATTAAATAAACGTAGTAGTTTAATTTCTAATCCCTTTACTTCCAAGAAGTGGGGGGTTAGAATAAACACCTGTAGAGGTTTCAAGGAATATAGAATTAGAAATTTATGATAGAATTAATTATAGGAATTAGTTTGGCACTTGCAATTGCTGTAATTGTGGTGTTGTGGTATACAATTTTCCGATTTAAATAGAACGAAATACTCGAATCTCACCATCCTCAATTACACGATAAGCTTCAAAGGTAATTGCAGAATATTCACGACTTAATCTTAAAAAAGCTTTTAAATTCTCTCGGTCATCATCAAAGAATCTTACTTTCGAGAAAGACTTTGTATTCAAATACTTACGAATAATCATTGCTTTTCTCGCAGCACCTGATCCACTCTCTATATTCCCTGCACGTTCAACTCGAACACTATCAATATCAAAGCCATATTTACGGAAAGTTTTAAGGAATACATTCTTACTATCAAAATCAGTTCTTGCGGTTAATATAATTACACGTGAGTTTTCGTATTTCTTTGCTGATGCTAATATCAATTTGGCACGTCGCATCATTCGTCCGATCGGTTGAGATTCTTTATAGAACTTCGCTGCATCTTTAAATTCAGTATAATCAAACATTTCATTCGCTCCTAAAGTATAGGAAGCATATTCTGCAGTCGTTAATGTACGGATTGTTTCTTTTGTGATTGAATTGCGAACTCGAATAGTTGCTGTTGTACGGAAGAGTGTATCATCAATATCGAATATTGTTAGCCAACCATTCGCATACTCGTCATGAGTCTTTACATAATTACTAAACGTTTGAACCATAGAGAGAACCTACATATTTCGAAAGAGTATTCTCATCGTTTCGAACATTTCTTGACGTCATTAAATTACTCTCTTTTGGAGCATTTACTGTTGAACTTGGTGCACTTACTATAATTGGTGAACTTGTAGATGTCATTTTAGAATCTTCAATTGCACTAGAAGAAGACATTATTTGATTGCCAACATCGCTCGGTGTTCCAGGAGTAATTAAATTACTTGTTAAACTTCCAGGATCATTTGCTGAAGGACTTGAAATAGTAGTACTTAGTGCTTGTGGTCTTACCATATTTCCACGACGCACGTTTAAGTTTGTATTAAATCTTTTTGCATAAGCTATCGCACCCTCTTGCCCTGATTCTAATGTTTTAAATGCTTGTACTTGTTCTTTTGAACCAACTTGAGAAAGAGCAGCATCAATATCTGAATCTGATAATTCTTTACCTGTTGTTCTTGGTTCCATTGCTAAGTCAGCCATACGTGATGTAAATTTATCACTTACATCTGGTGTAAGTATTTGTTTTGCTTCATCTTCTGTCATTTTAGTTTTAAATGATGGCGATGGAGATCCAGAAATTGGTTTTGGTATTACAGAAGTTGCAGGTTCAACTTTAGTAATTGGAGCAGTGACTCCTGATAGATCACTTGTAATTCCAGTTTTATTTCCTTCTGGCATTTTAAATGTTGTATTCGAAACAGGTGTCTCTTGAGGTACTTCTTTACTAAAATATCCACCTGTAATTTTATCAATCGTTCCACCTTTTGGAACTAATGCTTCTTTTAAAGCTCCACCAAGTCTTGATGGAATACTCTTTATATAATCAATAATTGATGTGAATAATTCTTTAACAGCATTTACAATTTTGTCTCCTAAATTATCAGGGAATAAATCTATACCAAATATACTTAATACCCAATCGATTGCATCAAAAGCAAAATTTAAAAACCCTTTTGTAAAACCATCCATGAATGTAGAAAGAACATCAGTGAATGTACCACCATCTTTGAATACTTGAAATGCTTCTTTAATTCCACGTACAAGACCAGCAAATCCAAGCACGATAGCAGCAATAACTCCAAGTGGTAATGTTAATAATGAAGCAAGACCTATAAGTATTGAACGAAGTAAAAGTCTACCTGTAAATCTAACAAGAGCACCTAAACCACTCATTAATAAACCAAAAAACTTCGTAATATATTTTTTCATATAGAATCCAAATCCAAAGGCAATACCACTTAAGAACGATGAACTTTCTTCTTTTTCTGTTGCTGGTTTCATATCTTTTGCAGATACATTCTTTGCTATGACTTCTAATAAATCAACCATTTTTTGAATGTTGAATTGTGTTTCTCTGTTTTGTTCTTCAGTTGGAGTTTTTGGCTTATTTTGTTCTGATGTGTTTCGGATGAGTGGCTTACCTTGAGAGTCTATGAGAACTGCTCTTGGTTGTCCATCATTTGCTATTGATTGTTCTACTAATATGTTTGCAAGTGCCATTTATTTTTGTATTCTTCTTTGTTCTGCTTTTTGTTTTTCTTCTTCTAAATGTTTAATCAACATTTCAACATATATTTCACGTTCAAAAGGTATCTGATTTTCAAGCTCAGTCAAAGAGTATTTATGATATTGCATTAATGCGAAGTTAGTCTTGTAATGGTTGACTAACGACTCATGGCTGAGCATTATATAAAAAAACTTGTTAAACCCTCTAACTTTCTTACATATGTTTTATCACAAGATTTACATTGCCAAGATATTTCTTTACTTAACTTTGGCATAGTTTCAAAAAACTTCTGTATCTTAGCAAATTGAGTTGTTGTTAAGTTATTAATAAATTCACTCAACTCTTCTTTACTTTGTTCTTTACTATGATATATTTGTTGTCCATCATATATGTAATCTACACTATCAATTATAATTTCAAAAAATACATTCGTATCTAACTTATCTTCTTTACCATCATTTACTTTTGCTTTTTTTAACTTTAAAAGTAAATCTAAGGATGGGTATTTCATCATAACACCAACATCATTAAATAAAGATATTTTCTTTTCATGTTCTTCTGGAGTAAGTACAGGAACATTCATTATATTAATTTTTAATATAGTCTTAGATTCTTTTTTATCTTTACACTCTGGTGTATCACACTTAGCTACTAATTCTATTTCTTCACCAACTGACTTACCACGTAATTGACAAAAGATATATTCTAAATCAAATAATGCTAATTCGTTTGTGTTAATATCAACTACACACTCACCTATAATTTGTTTAAGTGTATTAGTCATCACTTTATCATCTTCAGATTGGAAAGCAAGCAATAAAGCTTTCTCTTGTTTTACAAGGAATGGTCTATACTTATATTCTTTCTTAGATGATGGTACAGTCAACGTGTAGACTGGGGTACTATTCATTGGCAAAGCCATACTATTATTCTCCTTCAGTTTCTTTATAATTTTTAATTATCTTATTCAATTCATTTGTAGAACCTATGAATACATTATTGTTCACAGTTTTTGTATCTGTTTTTTGTATTCGTCCTACATCTGCTTGTTGTTTGTGTAAATCTAATAATTGCTGGTTTACATCAGCAAGTTGTTTTATCATATTACCTACAACTTCAAAGGCTCTTGGATGCTCTGATTGTTTTGCTATCTCGAGTGAATGCTTTAATGCTTCTTCTCCTTTTAAAAGGAGATTGTGAAGATTAGAACGAGAAGTGTTAAAATCAGTAGCAATCTTATTTTCTTTTTCATTTGCTATCTCTCTTGGATTAATTACTTCCAAATTTGTATATGGTTCAGTTGGTTCACTGACCTTTAATTTCTCACTATTAAACACTTCACTTAATTTATCATCTATAATAGACATTTTATATTCCTATAATTAAACTGTTCTAAATGTATTTCCTAACAGACCATCTAAAGTTTTTTGACTGAAACGAACACTCGCATCTAGTATTTCAGGAGTTGCTTGTTCATATTGTGGTGCGAATTGATTTGTTCGATTATTACTAATTGAATTACTTAATCCAGTAAATGTATCTTGAAATCCTGCAAAGTCACTAAAGTAATTTGCTGCAACTGGTAAAGAATTTACAATTACACCAGCTGGATCAGTTAATACTTGATTACCAGCATTTTGTATTCCCTCTAATATAGATTGAATCCATCCTTTATTTGCTTTTGGAGGAGGAGCATATAAACTTGTAGTAAAATACTTATAAGCAAAAGTCACATTAAGTTTTGCAACTTCATTTGATCCTTGTGCTAAATTAATACTCTGTACTGTTTTAGGATATGCTTCATGTAGCTTAACTAAGTATCTTGTATTATTTGCTACATCATTTACAAATAGATGAACTGTGCTTACATAGTTATCATAAAATTGTATTGTTCTATCTGTAGTGTTTTGAATTGAATCTTGCCAAGCTTCAAAGAAAGCTTTCACTTTAAATCCTGTATCTATGTAATAATTTGCAGTCACTGGATCGAATACTTTTTCATAAGGCATTTCTCTTGTTTCGCCGAATGTACGAGCAGGAGCTGTAGATATATTTACTCCAGGAATATTAATTGATTCACAATATAAAAATAACTTTCTGTAAAAATCAGCTGCAGCGAATGCTGGGTTTGTTCTTAAAGTCTTTGGTGCATCAACAGTACAACCAAAACGATTCGTTCTGCTTAACCCATCTTTTTTAACTTCAGCAATAAATCTTTTTATATCTTGTGGTGATGTTGGTGCTTCTGCTCTTGTTAATCCGAATATATCTAAAATTGACATTAAATTTTTCCTATACTGTCTGCCCAAACGTTTGATTTGTTTACTGTAAATCTTTCAACAGGCAACATCATAACTGTAAACCAATTCTCAGGAGAGACTCTTAACATTGTTGATTGTATGTGGTCATATAAGTATGAGTGAACACATGGCTTTGCTAAAACGAATTTACTTGCTGATCTTATAGTTGCCCAGCTATAACGTATTCGAGTTGTTTCATCATATTTTTTATTATTCGCATACTCTAATAATCTATCTAATAATCTTACTCTTAATTGATATGGCAGATAATGCATATTCAATCCAGTAAATCCTTTATCAGTAGTTGAGAATGGAAATACTAAAGGAAACATATCATAATATGGTAATTGTTCTTTTAACTTTGCATCGTAAAAGTACATATACAAGTTTCCTGGAACCATTACAGATGATGTACGATTCTTACTGTCTGGTCTTAACAAAGATTGTGGCTGAATACGAGCAGTTCTTAATTTTGCAGCTTCTCTTTGAAACCAATTTAATGACTTCGTTAATATAGTCTTATCTTGACTATATTTGTTAAAAATACCCTGTGCTGTTTGTCTTACTTGAGCCATATTACTATTTATTTACTATTATCTAATCCTAAGTCTTTTTCTGTTAAAATAATGAACTTTTGATTACGATCTAAAGCATACTCTTTTGCAGCTTTCCATTTAGCTGAATTAACTATGAAACTATGACATTCTTTCAAATACCTACGTGTTTGGCTTCCAGGATATTCAGGTTGAATAGTTTGAGAATATGGTTTGATTTCAACTAAATAAGTCTTAAGAGTATTAGTTTCTTTATCTTTAATAGTGACTGAAAAGTCAACGAAATATCTATGTATTCTTTTATCAATAGGAGAGCGATAGGGTATAATAACTTCCTCACTCTTCCAAGAAACTACTGCTGGATTTTTATCGCACCAAAGAGCGAATCTTGTTTCCCAAGATGAACGTAAATAGATTGATGTAGGGTCGCCTACATACTTCTCAGGGAATATTGGTTTATATCGTCTAGTGTGAAACATAATTAATAAGGACTCAACTATTTATATGTCTATTTTAAACTCAACCACTCCAACAGCTAACTTTGGTGATTATGGCGATTCAGTATATCGCACAAAACAGTACATGTATCCAACTGATTTATTATCAGTAGATCCGAATAAAAATGAGTATGGTAGTCAATACATGTTAATTTATATTAATGTTATATCAGAAACAGAATTCACAAGAGCAGATGAACAATTTTCAGCTATACCAAATATAAGCAAAAGAGTAGGAAAAGAATTATCAGGATTGAAAGCAGTTGGATCTAAATTTTTAGAAGGATCAAAAATAGCATCTGCAATTGCTTTAGCTGGTGGATTATCTGGTGGTGCTGGTGGAGTTTTAGCAGGAGGATTGGGTGGTGGTCTTACTGGTGCAGCAGTAGGCACGGCAATAGGAGGAACATTAGGTGCATCATTAGCAGGAGATTTTTCAAAACCAAGAAAAAGATTATTGTCAGCTATCGCTTTACATATACCGAATAATATTTCAATTCAATATGGTGTCACATATGGTGAAGTAGATGGTGCTGTTGCAGAGTTAGCAGCAAGAGGAATTGATGTTGGTGCTGGTAGCTTAGAAGCATTACTCACAAGTTCATCTGGTGCAGGAAAAGATTCTAAAGCACTTACTGCAGGACTGCAGGGACAAGGTCTTAACGTATTAGGTGACACAGGAAAAATAATAGGAAAATTAGCAAGCACTGCTACCAATCCAAAGAAAGAACAAATATTTGAAGGAGTACCTTTTAGATCATTTAGCTACACATACGATTTTTATCCTCGTAGTGAAGAAGAATCAGAGAATGTTAAAAGAATACTTGACGAATTAAAATATCATATGCATCCTAATTTTAAAGATGAAGCTGGGTTTCTATTTGAATATCCAGCAGAGTTTGATATATTCTTTATGCATAAAGGGCAAGAAAATAAATTTATACACAAACATAGATCAGCTGTATTAGAATCAATGTCTGTTAATTATTCACCAAATGGTCAGTTCTCAGCATTCCCTAATGGATCACCAACATCTTATCAAGCTACACTTAACTTTAAAGAAGTTTCAATTGTCACAAAAGAAGCTTTAGAAAATATGGGTGAAGTTAAACAAAGAAATACAAACAGTGCTGTAAGAAACTTTGGTGGACAGTCTGACACATTTTAAAGGAGATAACAATGTACTTTAAAAAATTTCCAAAAATATACTATACACTACGAGAAAAAAATGTAGATGTATTCAAAATAGTCACAGATATAACTGCAAATGTTAGAATAAGAAAAACAGCACTTTCTAATATAACTATATGGGAAAGTTATGATATACGTGAAGGAGAAACACCTGAAATTATTGCTGAGAAGTTCTATAAAGATGCTACATTACATTGGGTGATTATGCTGGTAAATAATCGTTATAACATGTATAATGATTTTCCTTTATCATATAGTGAGTTAATGTTATATGTAGATAAAAAATATCCTGGAACACAAAACCAAATTAAAGAATATAGAGTAGATGGATATGTAGTTGATAGTACTGTGATTGGTGCTGTAGGAATTACAAATAAACAATATGAAGTAGAACAAAATGAAGCTAAAAGAAGAATTAAAATCATAGCACCAGCACTTATTAACACTGTTGTTCAAGAGTTAAATGATTTAATGGGTGATAGTATTGGTCAACCGATAATATAAAATTATGGCATTAGATAATATAGCATACGCAGGTGATGTTCAAACAAAACAAATTGATTTAGTTGGTAAGTATTCAACAATTAGTTTGACTGGATTTTTTAATCAAATAGAAATTTACGAAGACTTATTCTCTCCTTTTATTACAGGTACTATTACAATTTCAGAATCATTTGACTTAATTAATAATCTTCCATTAATTGGAGAAGAATTTCTAGTTTTAGATATAACAACTCCTGGATTTGAGAAAAGAATTAAAGGAAGATTCTATGTATTTAAATGCTCTGAAAAAGTGGCAATAAAAGATAAACTATCAGGATACACTTTACATTTCATTTCAATAGATGCTGTAAACGATTTAAATATTCGTTTGAATAATGCTTGGTCTGGTTTTTGTTCTGATATAGCATTTCGTTTAATAGCTAAAGATAAATTTGGTGTTCAAACAGAAAAACCAATT